GCTGAAGATTTGGCAGCATCTAAAAAATTAGCAGAAGTTAAAAAAGCAATTAGAGAAGCTACTGCTACAAGTGAACAGGAAAAAAGAGATTTAGAATTAATAAAATTAGATGAACATTTTGCAGCATTAATACTTAAAGCAAAAGAACAAAATATAGTAACTGATGAATTGGATACAGCTCTTAAAGAAGCAAAACAAGCAAAAGAAGCGGAATGGGATGCTATTGATTTAGCAAGAAAACAAGCTCAAACCGACAAAGAAAATGCCTTAGAAGCTGAAAAAACAGCAGCCTTAAAAAAAGAAAATGCTGATAGACTATTATTAATAGAAGCAGAAGTACAAGCTAGGAGAGCAGGAATAGCTCAAATTGCAGGTTTATTAGGACAATTATCTGGACTTTTAGAACAAGGCACAGCAGCTTCAAAAGCAGCAGCCTTAGCTGAAATATTAATTAATACTGGTTTAGGTTTTGCTCAAGGTTTAACTATTGCTCAGGCATCCGCAGCAGGTACAGGACCAGCAGCAGCTTTTGCTTTTCCAGTATTTTATGCAACTCAAATTATAGCAGTTATGGCGGCTATTGGTAATGCAAAAAGAATTTTATCTCAAGTTAAAGGAGGAGGTTCAGCAAGTGGAGGTTCTAGTAGAGGACCGACAATGGCAGCACCCCCTACATCTATTGCTACTCCTCCAGACGTTACTTCTGTTGGAGGTACAGGAATGAATCAATTAGCTGATGCAATAGGTAGTCAAAATCAACAGCCTATTCAGGCTTTTGTGGTAAGTAATGATGTTACTACAGCTCAAAGCCTTGAAAGAAATATTGTAGATGGTGCTTCAATAGGGTAAATACAAAATTTAAAATTAAAAACGTTATAATGTTATGAAGATCATAGAACTCATTTTAGATGAAGCTCAACAAATGATGGGCATAGATGCAATAAGTTTGGTAAACGCACCAGCTATCGAAGAAAATTTCTTAGCTTTAAAATCTGATGAAATTAAACTAGCTGAAGTTTCAAAGGATAAAAAAATATTAATGGGTGCTTTATTAATTCCAAACCGACCCATATTAAGAACGAATGGAGAAGAAGAATATTATATTTATTTTTCAAAAGATACAGTTCAAAAAGCAAGTCAGTTATATTTAAAAAATGGCAATCAGAATAATTCAACTTTAGAACATAATCACGAACTTAGTGGACTTACTTTAGTAGAAAGCTGGATAGTGGAAGATGAAAAGTATGATAAATCCAGAAAGTATGGCTTGAATGTACCAGTTGGAACTTGGATGGGAACTTTAAAAGTCAATAATGATGATGTCTGGAATGACTATGTTAAGACTGGAAAGGTAAAAGGATTTTCTATTGAAGGATACTTTGCTGATAAGATGCAAAAACCTAAAGTAGATATGGAAGAAGAAAAAGCAAAGAAATTATTGTCTGATATAAAAAATATCTTAATAAAAAAAAGAGGTAAAAAAACAAAAATAGATTTTTACGGAGATTATCCTAAGTCAGTAAGAAACAATGCTAAAAAAGGATTAGAGTTAAATAAAAAATTAGATAGTAAATGTGGTTCTGTAATAAATCAATCCAGAGCTAAAAGATTAATGAAAGGTCATCCAATTTCAATTCATACTATAAAACAAATGAATAATAATTTAAATAAATCAGCAGAATATTTTGATGTTAAGAAGCAGTTGTCTTGTGAGAATGTTAATTTTTTATTATGGGGTGGTCTTGCTGCAAAAAAATGGTCAGAATCAAAATTGAAAAAATATAAAAATTGAAAAAAAAAACTTATATACCAAGTAGAACAAGTCCTAAAGGTGGTGGCAGGGGTTGTCTATGTAAAGATACTAATACTTATTCCAGAGGATGCTGTGATGGAGACATCTGGTCACAGGGAATTGGAGTAATAAGTAGAACTGCATAATGAATATGCAAAATTAAATTTAATAACCGTTATACAATTATGAAATCAAGTGATATGATAAATAAAATTAAAACACTCCTTGATATTCCAGTAAAACTGGAAGAAAGGAAATTAGAAAATGGAACTGTTGTGGAAGCAGAGGCATTTGAAAAAGGTAGAGAAATTTTTATCAAAACAGATGATGAAAAAGTTGCTATGCCAGTTGGCGAATACATCTTAGAATCAGGCGAGTTAATCGTTATTGAAGAAGAAGGAGTAATTGCCGATGTAAGAGAAGTTAGTGATGACGTACCTGCTAAAGAAGAAGAAACTGAAGATTTAGCTGAGTTTGATCCAGACAGATATGTAACAGTAGAAGATTGGAGAGGTATGGAAGAAAGAATTGCTAATTTAGAAGATGCTATTGCTGATCTTAAAGGAGACAAGCAACCAAAGTCTGAAAAGGTAGTAGAAGCTGAAGAACAAATTGAAGATGAAGCTAGACAACCAAAGTCCAGAACCATCAAAGAGGAGTTCACAGAAAAAAATAAAGAAGAAAATCTTAACGAACAACTAAAGGAGGAGCTTTCCGAACCTGCTGCTGATCCAATTAAGCACAGTCCAGAAAGTACATCTACTAAAGGTAATAAGGTAAGATATTCTGAAAAAAGACGAAAATCTGTAATGGATAACGTCTTGGAAAAATTAATAAACAATTAAATAAATAAATTAATATGGCTTTATCAATTACATCAACCTATGCTGGAGAATTTGCAGGAAAATATATTGCTGCTGCACTATTGTCTGGCAATACTATCTCCAAAGGTGGGATAGAGGTTAGACCTAACATTAAGTATAAAGAAGTTGTTAAAAAAGTAGTGACTTCTGGACTTATTGTAGATGCAACTTGCGACTTTACAAGTGCAGGAGACATCACGCTGACTGAAAGAATAATTCAGCCAGAAGAATTTCAAGTAAACAATGAATTTTGTCTTACTCCATTCGTATCAGATTGGGAAGCAACTTCAATGGGCTATTCAGCTTATGAAAAGTTACCTCCTAAATTCTCAGATTTTATAATTGCTCACGTGGCTGCTGAAGTAGCACAAAAAACTGAGCAAAATATCTGGCAAGGAGTTAATGCAACTGCTGGAGAGTTTGATGGTTTAGTTACCTTAGCTGCTGCTGATGGTAGTACAGTTCAAGTTACTGGAACAACCGTTACAAATGCAAACGTAGTAGCTGAAATGGCGAAAGTTATAGATGCTGCACCTTCTGCTATTTATGGCAAGGATGATTTGAAACTTTACGTTTCTCAAAACATTGCTCAGGCTTATATTAGAGCTTTGGGTGGCTTTGCCAATGTAACAAATGGTATAGACAACAAATCGCAAATGTGGTATAGTAACCAAGAATTATCTTTTGACGGAGTACAAGTATTCCTAGCTCAAGGTATGGCTGACAATACTATGTTAATGGCTCAGAAATCAAACTTATGGTTTGGTACAGGATTACTAAATGACCAACAAGTTGTAAAAACCCTTGATATGGGCGACTTAGATGGCTCTCAAAATGTAAGAGTTATTATGAGGTTTACAGCTGGAGTTCAATATGGTATCTCAGGAGATATTGTAGTGTACTGTGGAACTTGCTAAGTAGAGTAAAATTTATATAAGGGTAGGATAGGATAACTCCTACCTTACCCTTTTTTTAACATTTTAAATTAAAAAATTATGGCTTGTGATACTTTAACAACTGGAAGGAAATTACCTTGTAAGACTGGTTTTGGTGGAATCAAAGGAGTGTATTTTTGTAACTTTGGAACTTTAGGAGCTGTTACATTTGATGCAGATAATAATATTACTGCATTTGCTGGAACACCTACTTGGTTTCAATTTGATATAAAAGGCAACAGTTCTTTAGAGAGTACGATTAATTCGAGTAGAGAGAATGGTACGACATTTTATACTCAGACTTTAAATCTTACTCTAACTTATTTGGATAATGATACAAAAGAGGAAATACAGCTTCTTGCTGTAGGCAGACCACATTTAGTGGTAGAAGATTATCTAGGGAATCAATTTTTATGTGGATATGAGAATGGTGTCGAGTGTACTGGTGGTACAGTCGTAACTGGAGCTGCTGCTGGAGATTTATCTGGCTTCACTTTGACTTTTGAAGGTCAAGAAGAAAAAGCTCCTTATTTTATAGATGCAGGAGTTGTATCAGCTTCAGCAACTCAGATCACACCGAACTAAGCTATCAATACTTAGTGATATTCTAAAAGAAAGGCATCCTTTTAAGGGTGCTTTTTTTTATTATACAAATTGAGGTAAGAAATTCGTTATATATTAAATGATAGTTTTAACTACAACTGCAACTCAGACTTTAACGATAATACCCAGAGAATATCTAGGGAGTTTTTATGTTAAATTTAGAGATACAAGTTTAAATAAAACGTTTAGTTATTTTGAAGATACCACCACGACAAGTGGAGATTATCTAAGTTTTACAGGAAATTATGTAGATGATGATGCTGATTCTATTTTTATAGAGGGTAGGTTTTATGATTTAGATGTTTATGCTGATTATAATTACTGGAATACCAATTTAAGTTTATGGGAAAACTATGATGAAAACTGGCAAACAGATTCAGACCAAGAA